TATCAATCTATTTGTGTACCATACCGATTTCTCTAGATCACGAATATTTTGATTCTTGAATTTAAAGCGATGAATGTATTTAATAATGCTGCCCTCTAAGTAGGATCTAAAACCTTCTGGCCCTAGTTGTTGCTTAATGTATTCGATACATTCGACGCCACCGTTATTGTAATGTGGTGGATGGTTAACAAGATCTTTTTCAATATTGTCTAAAGCTTCAGATGCTTTATCTTCATCTCTGGCCCTTTCTTCCACTTCCTGTTTGGTTTCGCCTGGTCCAAGAGTATTAATTATTCTTCTAGCCTCGTCCCATTGTTCTGGTGTTAATTTATCTATACTCATACTACTCCTTATTTCCTCTTTGTATTATTTTTATCTTTCTTAACAATTCCACCAATTATATGTGAACTTGTTGCCCAATAAGCGAATGTCCAAATTAATATTACAAATACAACTGTACCTAAGCCAATAAAAGCGAATGTCCCTATAATGAAGTCAATCATAATTGGATCTCCACAACGCTAGGTGTATTGTAAACGGTTGGTGCCTTACCATCTATTACTGCTTTGTATTCACCCAATAGTCTATCCAACTCCAACCATCCTGCTTCCATATCTTCGTGTTTCATCTTAAAGATCTTAGAGGCATACGGCGCTTTCTTTTCTTGTGCGACAAATATAAAGTCGACTACCTTGAAGCCTGCTTGCTCATAAGCACGTTTGTACCAAGCGGCCTGAAGATCGTATTGATACTTCTTAACCGAGTTAGTAAAAGAGCGTGGCTCACAACTTTGAGTAGTTTTGTAGTCTACTAAAATGACGCTGTTGTCGCTGAATGGGCCAGATAGGGGGTAGCGAACAACATCGGACTTAACCTTGAGCAGTAAGTCACGCTCAAACCAAAACAAGGCGCGTTCGTATGGATAATTGAACACACCAGGATATTCATTTGCACCTGGATGCAATAGTTTGTCTGCTTCTGGTATCAGACTATCGCGCATCTCATAAATAGTTTTCCTATCGGCATCTGTAATAACGGTTAATCCGCGTGACTCGTATTCACGCTTAAGATCTTTGTTGGCATTGGTGTATGGTGAGCCAGACAAACAAGCCACTTCATTATTAAAGGTTGATTCACCTTCAACAATCAAAGCATGTGCGGCAGAGCCAAACCTCAAAGCCGAACTGTCTAGGACTTCTTCATTCAAAGCATGCAGTTGCGATTGACCGAATCTTCTTATAGTTGAAGAAGATATGCCTGGACAATTGTGATAGATCTGATTGGATAGATCTGGAAAATATATGGCATCACCTACGACCTCATGATCGTGATGCTCTAGCGTTTCTGGTATTCTATTCACTCTTTGGTTCCCCCTTAGCTATACGAGCAAAGACATCGTTTAAGTGACGAGCCTGCTCTGGTGGTAATTTATTAATTAAGTTTACGAGATTACGTACCTCGCTTTCTGCGGCCCAAAGCTGTTGTTCAAGTTCAACTTGAGTTGTCTGCTCTGGTTGTGTGATTAAATTATTTTTATTCATACTCAACTCCTATTTGCAATATTAAACCAACTGATATAATATGTCTACTGTTAGTAATTAATTGGAGGAGCTAATGAGTAGATTGTGGAGAAACTATTTCGATTCAATCACCGAAGATACAGCCAAACAAGAAGCTTTTGAGAAAGCTTTTGCAGATGGTTGGGAGAGTAGAGAAGAGCTTGATGGTCTTTATAACAAAGCACATATCAAGATAGTTGGTAAGCCAGCTGAGGATCCAAGTCGCGAGTGTGACTGCATGTTGATCGCATACGATTTTGATCCACTACAAGCAGTTGGTTAGTTTTGCTAGTTGCCTGTCCTGTAATTAATTCTCCTTACACTAAGGACAGAAGTCTTGATCGGACTTAGGTTTCAGAGGGGCCTGAGCAACAAAACCCTCTGCTTTAATAATATAATACAGTTATGGCAGACTATAAGATAGAAGAAAATGTCCCTATACCTAGTATCAATAAAGGGATGAGTCATATTGCCAATCTCATAATTAATGAAATGAAACCAGGCGACAGCATTGGTAATTTAACCGTTGAAGAAAAGAATAGGTTTGCTTCTACTGCGGCCAACTATTGCGTCAAAGGATCCGTTAGACGCGAACCAAATACGTCAAACAAGTGGCGTTTCTGGAAGTTAGAAGAACAAGATAAAGATAAATTAAAAAAAAAGCGCAACAATAAATCACACAACTACAAACTAGCAGATTACGGTTTATCGTCCAAAGCAGACGTTTCCGATAAAGATCTACCGCAAGACTTTGAACAAGCCGTTAATATAGATCCGCAGATTGTAGAGCAAGCTAAGGCGTCCGATTACAACTTTAGTATGCACAAGAAGCTGTTGTCTTACCGCGAAAGAATGCTTTTAGATCAGAACGATTTTAAATACCACGACAAGGAAGGCAATCCTAGGCCCGTTAGATTCGACGATTAGTTTTTCTAGGTCTCATATGTTACATTTACTTAATGAAAGTAGTAAAAATGTCGGACTATATGAAGCCTGCCAATCCTGGTGAAAGTGCTAAGTCAATCGACAGTATTATTGAGAACAATAAAGTACGCGGCACAGATCCAACTGAGACCTTAGTTTGGATTTTAAGCTACGCCTACTCGCGTTTGATCTTTCATCAACAAGATATCAACTCAGCTATCAATATTATGGACGAGATTATGTCCTGTTACGCTGATCCAGAGGTTTTCGAGGATTTGTACCAGGCGCCACCCGACTTTGACGACTAGTATTATTGTCATATTTTGTCAGAGAAGTTGTGACGTCGGAAACCCTTATGTTTAAAGGTTTTGACAATAAAATCATTTTTTTCATTTTTGTCATAGAGTTAGACTCTAACTGACTTATACATTCATAAACTTCTTGACACTTTTTTAAACCTTATGCTAATCTTCTCTCTGATACATATTAGGATATGTAGGGGTAAGTCGTATCTGCTATCAGCAGATCTGGCTCCCATCCTTTACATCTACAAATCGATACCATACAATCGGCCTTATGAGTCAAGCAGACAACAGAAAGTTCGTCCCCGTCTTAGATGATGAAGTCGAGCCTGCAATAGAATATTTTAATCTCAACAAAAACCTAAACAGACGGCAAAAGATCTTCGTCTGGACTATCGTTAATAATCCCAACATGAGTTATGTTGAAGCGGCGGCTAAATCTGGTTATAAAGATGCCAGGCAGTCGGCCTACAAGTTACTCAAAAACAAACACGTAAAGTCGGAGTTCAATTATTTGATGCAAGAGGTGAAGAAGAAGTACGAGCTTAACCACGACAGAGCGGTTAAGGATCTGTATGACATTCGGGATAAAGCGATGGAGTCTGGATCTTTTAACGCGGCGATAGCGGCTCAGAATAGTTTACTGAAGGTCGGAGGTCTTATTGTGGATCGCAAAGAGGTCAGATACGGTAAGATTGATCAGATGAGTAGAGCAGAGATCGAAAATAGATTAAAGCAACTTATGGGTGATGTGATTGAGGGTGAGTTGGTCGAGGAGACTGAAGAATCAATCTCCCCTACTGCTGATTTGGTCGAGGGCGTAACCGAAGGCGAGTATCAAGAAGATCCAGATTAAATTACTCAGCATTTAATTTCACTTGATAATATTGTTCAAAGACTTTAACGGCTTCCTCGTGTGAGTAAGGCTTTTCGTTAGCCCAAAACCTTTCGTCTTTGTTTTCGCTTTGCCAACTGTTAAAGTTTTCCATTGGCGTTCTATCGTGATCGTATTTAAATTCATATTGTTTACCTTTCATAAGAATTACCTCCTGTTTAATTATACGGTTTTTCGTTGGTCTTGCAGAGCATATTACTGCAAGTAAGTTTTTGTGGTCGTGCTGAATAATCTCCATCATGTGTCTTGTCCACCATTAACATAAGTGGGCTATCACACTCTGAACATTCTTTCTGCAATACCAAGTGAGTTATATCTACTATTTGCCAAGTCATTCGTTCTCCTTATTCTGTTTCGGTAGTTTGGTTAAAGGCTCAAGGACGTCCTTAGATACCAACTCGTAATTGTTAGCGCGTATTTCGTTTAATGTTTCAAGGGTATTAAACCCTTCAGTCCAAGAAATAAAATAGCCACAAGCGAAGCAGTTGCCCGTATGGGTATCTGCTGGTTTCCAATCCGACATACTGAAATATAAATCGGAATTGCATTTAGGGCATTTATGCCCTCCTATTACACCACTCATTCGTTCCTCCCTAACCAAGCGTCGGTTTCAATTTGTTTAACGCATTTGTAGCAGTATGCGCCTTGATGTTCTTCGTCGGCTATCAAGGGGTTGGTCAACCCCTCAATATTCCAAGCTATTTCGTCGTGAAGTAAAAACTTCTTAGCGCATTTATCGCAAGTCCTAATATCGTCAAATGGTTCAGTCATCTTTCCTCCTGCGTTTTAATAATTGATAAGTTATTAAGACGGTTAGTGATAGCCCAAAGGGGATCACAAAATACCAAGCTAGTTCGCCTAACTTGTTGAGAAAGTTGAGCCACGAATTGTAGGTCTCCATATCCATAACTCCGTTATAGACCAAGCGTTCTAGTTCTCCGTTCATTCCTTCACCTCCTGTATTACTTCTTTAATCATATCTGCTAACCAAAAAACAGAACAGTTATCATTATCTTTGTTAGCTTTAATTAAAGTTTCTATACCTTCAATCATTTCTGCTTTACTCATTATTCACCTCCTGTAATTTATAAGAACCTAAAGACTTGGTGCAATCTATTTGACCATTATCATCAACAGGATAAAGAGATAAAAACTTTTCCCCTGTTTGTGTATCAGTCCACAAATTAATATCTATCTTTTTATCTTGGTGTATGCCTTTAACATCTTTGTATTCTGATTCAGCATAAAATGTTCCCCAAGAATCTTCTGGATATATACTACTCATCATTTCACCTCCTCTAAATCTTCGTGGTCTGTTCCCTCTGCAATAAAAGAAACATCATGTTCTCTTTTGAGCTGAAAAAGTTTTACAGTCCCATCATCATTTAAAAGTTCGTTACCATCTTCGTCTTTCTTGCAGAATTGTATATCCCACACGCATATATCATATTCACTCATCATTCACCTCTTTTTTATATGCACATACAACAAAGTTATAACCCTCTGCATCTCGATCTAAATCTAAAAGATTAGTAAGCATATCCAAGACATTTACTTTATGTGACTCAGCATAATCAACACCAAACCAAACACCATTTGGCACTAGAGTCCACCCGTCTTTTTCTAATTGTTTTTTAGTTAGCATTTGCTTCCTCCTCAAAGTGTTTCTTGACCTTTTCTTCAACAAGTTCCATAAACCAATCGCTATCGGTTATGACATCTATTTGATGACGAATTTCATCTTTTAATTTATCTGCAACACTCATACTTCCTCCTTCTTAAAGCGTAGCCATATATTGACTAAAGGTATAATTGCTAGACAACCTAGCGTGATATTGATACTGACCATAAGACCAAAGTCAAAAACTCCACCCATAAAGTCAGATATTGAATTACCGATAAGTGCGCCATACAGCGCACCATTAACACCTTTACCAGAAAACTTCTGATCTAGGTCGATACCGTATAAGGCACATAAGGCTAGAACGCCGTTATCCACCAAACCGAATACTATTCCTTCCATACTAAAAAAAGGGGTATTGCTACCCCTTATCCTCCTATATGCTAAATTTATTGATGATAGCCTGCGTTACGGCTTCCATATCGTTATCCTTGTCTATCATCTGATAAACAAGTTCTTGTTCTATATCTGCATATAGATTATGGGAATATCTATCGCCGTTGTAATACCAACCGATATTGCCGTCGTAATCGGTATCAAGCTTCCAATCAACGCCACACTTAGAGTTGAAGCTGTTTTTGCAGTTATCTAATTGCATACGCAACTCTTTAAGGGTTTCGTTTGCTTTACTCCAACGCATATGAGCAGACTTGACTTCTTGATAGTCAGCATTTCGTTTCATATCTTCTTCTAGTTTTTTCATACTAGCTTCTTTCACGTCTTTGGTTAATCTCTTAACCAAGATGTCGATTTCTTTATTAGTAAGTTTTGCCATACTAAATTCTCCTTCGTTAGTGTGGGGCTTTGTTCATTCCCTGTTTATTACCTACTCCTCTGCTCGGTCGGTTTCTGGTATCCATTTAAGTGCTTACCACTTTATACGCACACCCCACTATTAAATACTAGCAAATGGTTACAAAATGTAAATAGTTTTTTATAGATAAGATATAGAAATTTATGGGTATTGTGGGGATAAACTGCGCCCCCTCTCTCTTTCGCCTGCTCTCTCAATATAAAACGGTCTTATTGCCGTCGGGTGGTCGGGTCGTCGGGAAAGGTCGTCGGGATCGTGTGTCGGTAGTTTTTAGTATAACACAATAACACCAGAAACACCCCAGGAAGCACGCCAGGGGATCTGATACTTTCGCCAGGGGAGATCTTTGAAGATCTAAAAAACCTCTTGACTTTCTGGTTACTTGGTGTAACTTATACTTGTTAACTAAATAAGGAGAAAAAATGAATGATTTAGGAATATACGGAAGTTTATTAGTAAATAACGGAATGGCTGACACACGAGCCGTTGAGATCGAGAAGGGGTTAAGTCAAACCCTAAGTGCAGTAAACGGATGCGACTATTGCAATCTGAGGCTGCTAAAGCAATATGAGCCAAAACTCTTTGAGGTCTTGGTTCGCTTTGCAGAAATAAATATGGAGAGGGTGCCCGAACTTGAATAAGTCGGGAAGTCGGTCGGGATCCTGAGTTGGATCCTGACTGGTTGCTCTACGAGGTATATTACACATACTTAACACCAGGGAGATCTAGATCTGGATCCATACCCTCAGCCTGGTCCAAAAAAAAAATTAAAAAAGTTTCATTAAAGTCTTGACTTATTGGTTA